TATATGTGGTTTCTGCGACAGTTCCAATGACAATTTGACGACTTGCGTTAATAGTCGCTCCTTGGCCAATAGCAGTGGAATAAGAAAAATCTCCGGTTGACATTGAACCCGTTCCTAGGAACGAATTGTAGGTCCCCGTTCGAATACCCGAACCGGCATTTCGTCCAATGGCTGTATTTTGAGAACCGGTGAAAACGTGGGGCAATGTGTTACTTCCAATGGCCGTATTTTGAGAACCAGATGTATTATTAAACAACGCGTTATCACCCAATGCGTTATTATTACTACCTGATATGGAAGACGATGTATTACCGATGGTCTGATATCCAATGGCGTTATTATACTTGCCATTCTGTGATATGGAAGAAATTGCCTCGAGCCCAATTGCAATATTGTAAGAAGTTGCACCAGAACCGCTGGTAGTGTTTAATGCACCACGCCCAATTGCAATGTTATCTACGCTGGTTAATGCGTTATTATTTCGTAGGGCCCCCCTTCCTATGGCAATGGTGTCATTCGAAAAGCTTGAATTATTATTCTGTAGAGCCCCTTGCCCAATGGCAATCATATTAGTTGTTCCGTACGTTGAATTCGTGGACATGGCACTTAGCCCTATCGCAATATTGTTTGCACTGCTGTTATTCGTTTGAAATGCTAATTGTCCAAGTGCAATGTTGTTGGAATTATCGATTAATAATTTCTGGTAAATACCGCCTGTCGGAAATACGACGGGGCCATTTAATACACTTCTCCCCGTCACAGATAATGTGTTTCCGATATTCGCATTTTGCGTCACGTTGATGGACGGGAATGACGTGCCACCTCCTCCACTCGTCGAATCACCCGTGGTCAAATTGCCAACTATGTGAATATCTCCTGCTATTCGAGCACCGGATGACACAACCAACGTTGATAGTGTTACACTGTTCACATTCAAGCTCCCCGACATTTGCGCGTTTCCTTTTATGTTAATCGCCAAATTCGGATTGATTTCACTCGTTCCAATGCTTAAAGGGCCATTCATGATGGTGTTGTTTGTTATGCTCACATTTGAGTAAAAATAAGCGTCTCCATTTTGAACAATTAAATTTCCGCCATTCATATGTAAAAATCCTTGTAGATATGACTGTTTCCATTTATTTGAAATATTTGCCTGTGATAACCAACCACTCATGAATCGTATATGTAGTTGTCATATTTTACATTGTTGCGTATTTGTGCGTTATTCAAAACTGCCAAATGAGCCCGTTTGTTTGATATATATTTCCTAGCACTTCAAGTGAACATTGAGATTGTGTGTAAGCCGGAACAGAAGAACCAACGGTCATGTGACCAACAATACTAAAACTGGTGTCGATGACTTGTGGGGACGCGGCCGTTGCGAGAGATTTGTTGCCCAACAGAACATTGCTCGGGTCAATCGACCCAACTGTCATCGTGTACGTGGAATCCGATGATGCTGGACTAGATTTCATAGTCATGAATCCGGTCGTAAACCCGTCCGGAATAACGGAATTACTAACGTCGAATTTGACCACATTTGTATTGGTTAGGGTCGGCGATTTAAATAGGAATCCCGTTTTATCACTGGGAACTACTATATATCCAGCGGATGCATTGCCGCTATCGGCGATAACAATCCCACTTCCAGCCGAAGTATTATTTCCGACAAGGGCGCCGTTTTTGAAAATTGGAGTATTTAAATACAAAATGGGTCCGGCTTTGATATTTTGATTGTTGGTTACGGTTCCTCCCAGCACAATAATGTCTTGACCCCCTCCAATATATATTTCATTTATCGTTCCTGTTGGTTTAAAATTTCCGATTCGAATTTCGCGAGATGGTACATTCTCTACCGACAATCCCATTGTTATATCGCGCTTCAATACTCCGGCATTTAATATCTCATATCCGTCGTAGTTGGACGCATAGACCGTATTTGGGACATTTATATTATTCGCGTTCACATTTCCCGCCCCGGTAAACTCGCCCCCCACTGACGCATTCAGTGATATAATAACATTTCCTTGTGCATTTACATCGGATACCATTGTCGTTTCCCCATTTACAAGCAATGATTTCGAAATATTCACATTACTCAGTGCTTGTATATTCGAGGCGAAGGTGGTGTTTCCAACTACATAAATATTGGTTATATTCGCATTCAATGCTCTCAAATTCGACGCCATGGTCGCGTTTCCAGCCACGTAAAGACTATCCCCGACAAACACCTGTCTCGTTATATTCGCATTTTGTGCCACGTTTATATTGGCGGTTACGTTTAGATTTCCTACGAACGTCGAAATCCCGGAAACGTTGATATTCGAAAATGTCGAATTTCCAAAAACGCGCATGGAACCCCCTATGTTCGCGTTTCCAATAACGTTTACATTCGAAGCGAAAGTTGCGATGTTTGCCACTTGCATGACTCCGGCAATCGTCGCATTTCCCAAAACATTCAGATTCGAAGCCATGGTCGCCACATTGCTGACAAACAGACGGCCACTTATATTCGCATTTCGACTCACAAGGAGATTGCCGAGAAGATTGGTTTCACTGGAAACATACACATTCGAATTGAAGGACGCGTCGGATTTTACCGAAACATTGCTATTAAACGCGGCATTATTCAAGACCGATAGATTTCCATTCATAACCGTATTATTGGAGACCAACAAATCATTGTTTATTCGCACATTCGACCCCCGAGCTATATTGCCAATCTCGACCATGGTTGTGCTCTTCCCGAAAGCAACAGTGACCACATTTTCGTTGAGAAGTGAAAACGTCGAATTATTTGTGGAGATTTTGCCGCCATCATTTACATTCAAATCGCCGGAAAATCGAGCGGAACCGGAAACATCAAACACGATATTGTTCGTATTGTCGAAAAGGCTCGGCAAATAGAGATGGAAAAGGCTCGTTTTACCCAAAATCGCCGGAGGCGTAAATGAATAATTCCGTAGAGTTTTGGTTATATAGAAATTGTGTATATCCACAAATCGCACATTCGTCAAATTGTAATTCGGGTCGGTCAATGTGTCGGCGTTTCCAGAACCATTCAGCAAATCTTGCGGAACGCGATTCCAGGTTTGATACCCATCAGTCGTATACAAAACCACGCCGCCGTTGCAAACCGCCACCGCATTCGAATTGTCTATAACACAAACACTATTCACATAATAATTTAAAGAAACGTCGTTCCATGTTTGACCGCTGTCGGTTGTGTAAGATATGATGTTTTGGCCGCAAGCTATCACCCGATTGTCGTCGAGAATGCAAATTGATTTGTAGTTTGAATTTTGCGGGTTGGTTCTTTGCGCGACAGTTGGGGAATAAGCGTCGGCAACAAAAAAGATGGAGGGTCCACTTGTCAGCCAGAATTTCGACCCGATGCCGTCCATTGCCGTTATCGAATTGCCTGTTGCGACGGGTATTTCAAAACTGCCATCTGATATGTAATTAGTGACCACGCTTTCTGAATAAATACTCGAATAAGAGAGGTCAAACCAATACACGCTGGATTGTAGTCCAAAGAATACTCTTGCTCGTGGAGTAGACGGGGTGGGGCTTACGTAAATCGTATTGATTATTTCCAATTCATTTGGCAATGTGAATGGCCGCATAAATGGTTTATTTCCAGGGGGATGATACGAATAATATGCGTACAATCCTCCCGCGATAATAGTCAAACTCGAATCGTATATGTAAGCCGCAGTGAGTTGATTGCCGGGGTCGTCCTCTATGAATTGCCCTGACAAATCGTAGGAGGGAGTCCAGGTTTCGCCTCTGTCCGAAGTTTGCAGAAAAATCATTTTATATGGATGTTCGTCATCGGTTCCCAAGACTATTTTGTAGGGGGTTCCCACGGCAATGGCGGACGAGCGCGAGGGTTTTCCGACCGCCAATGAGAGAATTTCAAAATCAGGTTGAGAGGAGATGGTCAGTTCGCCGTTTTTAACATGAATCGGACCGTTTATATCCAACGCATAAGATTCTGTTACCGGGGCATGCGTATTTATTCCCACCGTGGTTTTCTGACGTAAACTGCTATTCCCCGACACCATATTGATTGCGGGAGTGTAATTGGCGGATGCATCGAGCCAACCCATCGTTCCCATGGCGCGCGTTTGGTCATTGGGATAAACCCCGCCCCCCAATGCCACGCCTTTTTTCGACGGAACCATCATATTGATAAATGTTATCGAACTCGCGTCAGTGGCCACCATGGTTAGAGATTCGCCCTTTTTCGCACTGCTGTAAATCTTGTCCAAATAGGTTCCGGCAGATATATCGTAAATGACCACAGTTTCTCCTAGAACGTGTTCCGCGTCATTTCGATTCGAAATGCCAATACGAGACAGAATATTTGTGTTGTTCGAAACGTCGATGGTTAAATAACCTCCTCTCGCATAATGGATGGATGCGTCCGGAATATTACCAGATTGTATTGTCGCGTCCACGAACATGTCGAGGTTGGCATTATTCACATTTGTCGTCATGACAAACCCCTGCCCGTGCATGTTTTGAGCCGGTATCGAGTACACATTTGGTTGGGATGGACTCGCAACATTGAGTGCGAATGGGTTAGAACTGGAAATGTCGAACGCTGCGAGAGGATTGTTTGTGTTGATTCCGATGTTCCCTTGGGACGTTCCCAATACAAAAGTGGAACCTGTGTTTCCCAGATAAAGCTGGTTTTGCAGATGCATAAAACCTCCCACTTCCACATTTTTGTGTAAATATGTGTTGCCATATGTAACCGTTAACGTACCGCTAATGTCTACAGCCGAATACTCGAGCGTATACACTTTTACAAAAAGACGGTTTGCGTGAATGTCATTTGCCACAATTAAATTGTTTCCGTATATGGTTTCATCGGCCCTGGCGTCTCCACTCACGTGCAATTCTCCGCAGATATCAAAAGTGCCATAATACGACTCACGAAGTGTAAATAAATCCGCCGAAAAGGAATGGACACTCAAATTATTTAAATTATCAAGTTTATTTACTCCTCCGTATTTTTTCCATGTAGACATTGTATTTTTTGTTAAAAACTATACAATGAAAGCACATTTTAGACAGGAACCCATTTTCAAGTATGCTTTTTTACCGTCATTCCGGTTCCGTGCGTTTCATTATTTACTGTTGCGGTCCTTCTAGAAGAGGACTCGCCATGCCTCATCCGCCCCGCTGTTTTAGAGTCTTGCTTCTTCGCTTTGATACTGCATTTCTCTGCGTCAATCGAGTTTTATTTGCGCGCTTCTTCAAATAAGACCGGATTTGCGGAAGCTTCTGGATAATCATTTTAACCACGTCTTGGTAAAAATGTCTATATTCCGACATTCTCGAACGGAGGTCGGCCTCCGAAAACCACGCGATTTCAATCTTCTCGAATAATTTTGTCGCGCTCAAGGTCTTCTGGTCCATTTTATTCCACAGAAAACGATGGTTGTTATTGTAATAAATGGGCAACATGGGGTCATAGTTGAATGGAATGACATGAACTGTGTAGTTCTGTTTGGGGTTTTCCGGGGTTCCATGTTTGATTATGAGAGGTCCACCGGCGGAGTTGATGTATTTTCGGATTTGTTCTCCATCTCCTAGAAACCCGGTCAATTCTTCTGCACCTTCTCTTATAGCTGTCTCAAATTCATTTTCACCGGCTTCCAAGCCTCCGCCAAAATCGGAGAAGCCGGGGGCACTGTCTTCGAGAGGATTCTCTTTGCCGAATAAAAAATAGAGTTTACCTTTGTGTAGGGCAACAGGTAATATACTCGACCCTGGCATGGTTATATTATAATGGGGGATTCTAAGCGTAGCGACATTGTAAAAGCCAACGGCGACATTCTAAGCCAATCGGATGGTTTTGATATTTGGGTCTTTTTTCGGCTCAGTCGACTCGTACGCGTCTTCTGTCAAGTCCGAGTCTTTTGGTTTTGCAGAAAACCGCTCGAATGGATTTGAACGAATTTTTGTGACAGGAAGCGAAGCGGCAGGAAGCGAAGCGACTGAATGAGAAGCGACTGGAACCAATTTCGTCTGTTTTAAATTTGCAGCCGGTTTTGGCGCGATGATTCTCGGCATCCATTCCGCCAGTTTTGCCTCCATTTCCTCCGAAGGGAGTTGATGAAGGGATTTGTAGAATTCGACCACACGAGCGTTCGATTTGATTTTCGAATAATTGAACTCCGAGAGGAAAAGCCCCTCTAAAGTTTTTACGCGCGACAAGGCCACATAAGATTGCCCCTCCACGAAAATCGACTTACCGATGTCCATTTCCGCCATATCGAGTGTCGCGCCTTGGATTTTGTGTATCGTCATCGACCAAGCTAAACAAAGCGGAATCTGCGCCACCACAATGCAAGGATAATCATCACTCTGGCGTTGATAAGGAGTTATGCGCATGACCGTTCCATTCGCGAATCGGACCACTGGAACGATTAAAGGTGCGGTCTTTTCTTCCGCAAAAGCCGGAGCCGCATTCGATTCCGCGAAATCAATGATGATTCCCTGTGAACCATTGCAAATTCCGCGGTCCACATCCAAATTCACCACACACATAACCAGGGTTCCCACCTTCAATCGCACCGTCTTGTCCGAAACCATCGAACCCACCAAAGCCTCCACCTCATTCTCGACTTGTTCCCGGGTCATCTCTCTGCACCTCTCCACTTCCTCATAAGTGAGAGCATTCCCAGTGTCAATGCGCGCCATCGCTTTCGTATTTATACTCACATGATACACACGTTCATCGCCTTCTAATTTTTGGTACATGGTTTCGTTGATGTAGTCGACTTTGTTTCGGACGGGAAACAATTTGGTGGGCATGAGGCCGCTTTTAGAGACGGGTCTCTCGCCTCCCCTTAGAACCCGTTTTTCCAAATGGCCGATGCTCTCTTCGGAAATCCGGCCTTGACGTATTTCCTGTAGAATTCCGATGTAAACCGGGTCTGTCTGACGGAAGAATGTCTTCAATTCGATGCAATCTTCCGGTTTGAAAGTCGCCGACCATCTCGGATGCTGGAAACAGAATTCGCCCGATGCGGGGTCGTCATAGTCCGCAATGGGCGGCAACTGGAAGAAATCGCCGATGAACACGAGCTGGATTCCACCGAATGGTTTTGTGTAATTTTTTCTTACCGCGCGACCAATCTGGTCCAACAAATCGAACATTTTACTCGACATCATGCTTACTTCGTCGACAATCAACGTTTCGATGCTGCGCCAATTCTTCACGGCACTTCGGTTGCGAACCACGCGCCTTACAATTTCGTCAATCGGACCTTTTCCCAGTTTGATTCCACTCCAAGAATGAATCGTCTTCGCTTTGCAATTCAAGAGGACCGCCGCACAACCAGTCATGGCGCAAACCTGATGTGGTTTTTCATGCATATTCATGTAGTCCACCATAAATTGAATCAGACGCGTTTTTCCAGTTCCACCCGGACCCGTTGTAAACACATTTCGCCCTTGTGCGAATTTCGAAAATGCGTACTTTTGCTCGACGGAGAGAGTTTCATATGTTTCCTGCAACTTAGCCGTAGGAAAACAAGGATATGCGCCAACGGATGAAGCCATTTTTTTAAAGAGGAGGATAGTCAAAGATTATAGAATAAACAATCGATTCGTTCATATTGATTGTTTATTTGTTTTCGGATAACATTTGTTTCAATTTTTGGTCGGCATTTGCAAAATCCCGTTGGGCGATTTCGGATGAATGACTTCTCAACTTCGCCAAAGACTCCGCGAATTTGCGGTCTCGAAATGCCGGATTGTTGTTGATTTCATATCTCGGCTCACCTCCTACGTTGATGCATCGATGCTCTTTCAACGGATAAAATCGTCCCATTCGAATATAGACCTCGTTTATCCAATCATCGCAACACCAATTGATGATTTCTTCGGGGAAATAACGCCCGAATAGGTCCATGTGTTTTCTCGACACGAAACTTTGTGTTAAGATACGGGCGTTATTGTTGATTGGTCCGGTCATTCCGATGCCGTCCGGAAGAGCGCGAATACAGTCATTGGCCCAGCCTTTCGTTTCGAACACGATGTCGTCGCCACATTGGAAAAAATAGTCGTATCCGTCGGAGTGAGACTTCTCAAACAAACGGTTCCACATGACGGTTAAATGGCCTTTTGTTATTCCGTCCATATAAACAAACTCAATTGTCGTATTTTTCATGACGGACATCATCCTCTCTAAATACTGTTTCGTTTCCGCACTGTCGTACACTGGGTCGCCGCGGTCAATGCCAATGTAAAAACGCCATTCGTGTTCTGGGTCGTAGGTAAGAATAAAGGTTTTCAATGTGTTGTTGAACAAATAGGATTCTTTGACGGACGCCCATTGTCGTCCTCTCGATGTCGATGGTATTAACACTGCAATTCGCTTGGATGACATTTTGATGAAATATCAACACAAATTTATGTTGTTTTGTTCATTCTATTCGTGTTCAACTTCTAGACAAAAGGAGAAGTCGAGGCCGTTCAAAGAAACCGGTTTTCCAATGTCGTCGACGAGCTGGATACTGAGTCTTTGCAGGTCAACGGCGCCGGTATAACTTCGGCGGTCGCTCAAAAGATAGCCATTCGTCAAGTTGGCCATGAATACGCTGCCAAATGGATAGATGGTTTTGTCGAGCGCGATTCTCGCCAGAATGGTTTTGCGGACGAGCGAGTTGGGCAAAACGGCCAAAAACGAATTCTGATTGCCTTTCGTGAATTCGTCGATAACCAAATACAGATATTTGAAACTGTAGATACTGGCAATCGATTCACTTGTTATGGAAGAACCGGTTGCGAAAGTGTATGTGGTGCTGCGGTATCCGAGCGACCATCCGAGTTTTCTGTTCAAATTGGAGACATCGACGGAACCATTGGAGGCAACCGCGAAATTCAGTGTTATGGAACTGCCAGATGTATTCGCCAGTACGGAGCGAGAACCGGCGTTGACCGAATGCGCTAGACCACGAAAAGCAGTGACTGAAAACGCCTGGATGATAGTATTCATTTGTGTGGAGAGAGAAGCCGCCGTGTATTGCCCATCTGGAACAACCACCATTGCACTCGTCCCCCCAATAACTATCTGGAAACAATTGTTGCCAATCGTACTTGACACATTGTAAATACTGTTGGGGATTTCGATGTTGTGCACTTTGATTGTCTTGACTTCGGTTATCCTCTCGGGAAGTGTTATAACACAAGCTGCCGCGGAACTCGCGTCGTAAGTGGAATAATTGTCGCGATAACTCGTGTCGATACTTACGTATTTTGTTTTTGTTGGACGGGAAACGTTCGTCATAACCATGTGCCCGTCATATTGAGACACTTTTGGCGCGAGGAAAAGCGATTTTCCGTCGTTGTAATTACTCATTTGATTATACTGTAGTTTGATATCTTCTTTTTGTAAGCGAAGCGACCGTTTAAAGCCTGGCGACCGTTTAAAGCGAAGCGACCGTTAAAAGCGAAGCAACACAGAAACAATATAAATCCTGTGGGGCATATAAAGACAGCTTTAAGAAAATTGAAATGTCCAACGTGATTTATTGTACATATTGCAACAAATTCTGGAAAGGCATTGAAGAATACGAACATCATAAAACAACCATCTGTACCCACCAAATTGACATGTCCAAACACCGAACTTCCAAGAAGAATCTATACGAACTAATCGAAGATTTGACAAAACGCCTCGACCGAGCTGAGCATGAAATTTCGCGTTTGAGAGGCATTGTCCAATCAAAAAACCGAAAAATTATTCACGACTGGCTAAATCAGACAAAACAAACTCCGGCCACAAATTTCGACACATGGCGCAAAGAAATTCAAGCTCATTCGAAAGACGTCGAGAAGATGATGGGCGGCAGTATTTCCGGCGGATTAACCGAAGGCGTCATTTCTTGTGTGGAAGCGCATATCAATGCCTCCGCAAAATCCATATTACCCATTCGATGTTTCACCCAAAAACCAAAGACATTCTACGTCTACGCCGTCGGAGACGATGGAATCAACAAATGGCGCATCATTCGCAATGAATCGGAAATCCTCGGTCCATTAATGGATTCTGTAGAGCGGAAACTACGGCGGAAATACAACGCGGAAAGGCGAGAAGCCGAGGAAGAGGAGGAGGAAGACCTCGACCAACATCAGATGATTATGGAGAAAATCAACGGAACTCGCGTGTCGCAGGAAAAACGGCTGGGAATATTCAAGAAGTGGCTATTTCTGAAATTGGAGGAGAATTTGACACCTCTCATGGAATGCGAATTTGAATGAACCCCCCCCGAACAATAGAGATATTTGTGTTGTTAAAAAAATTGAATTACTTTTTATTTTTTCAAAACCGGTGTCAGATTTTGACACCCAATATTACTCCTACCCCACAAATCCTCTCTTATAACCATGAATTTCAATCTTCGTCCTACTGGCGTGGTGCTTTTGCCATCCACCCAAAAGACACAATGGCTTTTCAATCAAACTTTATCAGACAAAAAGGCGGCTTTAAAGAAATACGCGACGGAGGGAATCAGCAACGACACCGACGCAATCTGTGCGGAATGTTGGCCAATTGTAAGACCTTGTGCTAAAAAGGCCTCCGATAATCCACACTATGGTTGCACGCAAAAATGCTGTTCCTTTCTTCACAGATGGACTGTGTGCGAATCGTGCATCGACCACCATCTGAACCCTCTGAAGGTAGACAATCAGGCTAGAATGCGAGAGGCTGAGAAGTTCCGTCACGTCTTCTCTCGCTTGCCGGAAGACGTTCAACGACAGATACTCGATTATGTTCCAGCGGTATTCGAATTCGTGCGACTTGTCGTGCGGATTCCCAGCGACCGTCTTCTCGATTCGTACACCAACTTACCCAAATCCGCGTGGCAAACCTCACTCAACTTTATGCGCAATTACTACATGGGGACAGGACTCAATTCCAACTCGAGCCGCAAAGCAATCTGCGATGAGGTCAAACGACAGCGGGAAGCGGTAAGAAACACAGACGAGACGTATATCATCCGCGATTATGACTACATACAATCAATGACGTGGAAAGGCGTTCGCTTCGCCAACCGAAAGGCACTAGTTCTGAACCAAATAAAAGACTGTCTTTATGCCTCTAAAAAAATGAATAAATAATATTTGTGTTGTTGTATATTGTCCTTATCCTAACAAAAATCCATAAATACGTGTTTTTTTTGCGTGAAAATTGAAACCTTGCCAGAGATATTTCGAGAAGAGACATAAACACAATTCGTCTTCTCTTCAAAAATGGAAACTCCTCCCGATTATTTGGCAAAGCTGAACGCGCATGAACGCGACCCATATATTGAATTTGACCCAGTTCCACACATTTATACTGTGAGAGGCGAAGGCGGGTACACTTCCGTGACAACCTGGAACCACACCCACTTCTCACATTTCGACGCTGATGAATCGGTCGCCAAAATCATGAAAAGCGCAAATATGAAAAAACCCACTTACAAATACTATGGCATGACCGCGGAGGAAATCAAAGCTTCGTGGGACAAGAATCGAGACGAGGCTTCTTCTGCCGGAACCAAGATGCACTATGACATCGAGTGCTATTGGAATGAATGCCCCAATCAAAATGATAGTGTGGAGTATCAATATTTCATGAAATTCGTCGCGGATTTTGAGAAGGAGAACCCCGGAACAAAACCTTATCGCACAGAATGGATGGTTTATTACGAAGAACTCAAATTATCCGGCTCCATAGACATGGTTTTCGAGAACCCCGATGGAACCTTGCAAATCTATGACTGGAAACGCAGCAGAGAAATCCGGTACGATGCGTTCGGTGGCAAAACGGCGATAACGGAATGCATCCGACATCTGCCCGACACCAACTTCTGGCATTACGCTCTGCAACTCAATACGTACAAGACCATTCTAGAGAGGAAATATGACAAGAAAATAACGAACATGTGCTTGGTGTGTCTGCATCCGGACAATCCTTACAAGACATATGACCGCATTCCGGTCCCCGTTCTCGAGAAGGAAATGGCGGATTTGTTTGAATTCAGAAGACGAGAGGTTGAAAATTAAGGTTGGTGAAATGTACATAAATACTGTGTTGCGTTATGATTTAAGTGAAACCATGTACTTTATTAAAGAAGAAGGCGGCGAACCCGATGGGTTGTATGAATTCTATAATGCGATTCATCGTATCTTGATGTTTTTTGCCGCGATTTATTACAAGTTCTTCTGGCAAACAAATGCCGAAACACTGCGTCTAGTTATGCCGAAGACGATTGCAAACGTGGAACAGGAGTACAGTGAGAAGTATCTGTCGCGGTTTTTAGAATTTGCGTCGCAGCCTTATAAGAACGCGAATGTGGACGCGGTATTCGGAGACGCCGAGGCATTGGTAGAGATTCTGAAGGACGCGAATAACGACGTGGAGAAAGAATGGCACCGACGGGTTCTAATCGAGAACACTCCGAGAGGCAATGTCTACATGTTCTATGATGTTTATAAGCGAGCGTTCGCGTATTATTGCGACCAAGCCGTCATGCCTTACCGGGTTATTAATGCAGTGGCCATGAAATACGTCATGACATTCAGGTGTTGCGATTTTTTCGTGGATAGTTCGGTGTTGCCCAAAATAGAACCGGACTTGGTTGAGGCGACAGAAAAACAAAAAGAATCGACTGGAACCAAGAACGCATCCAAAGAGGCCTTTGCGAAATTCAAGACGTATAATGTGGCTTCCAAGAAAGCGGAAGTGGCGAAGAAAGACGAGAAGACGATTAATGGATTTTTGCATTTGGGCAAGGTTCGCAATTGGCAAATCATTGAGAAGCCGAAACGCGCGAATCCTCTCAATGGGTTCAAGACCGATATGGTTCCGAGCAACGCGAAGCTGTCTTACAATGACTACAAAAAAATGGCGAATAAAGGGCAGTGTTAATGGATTCTTTATGAATAATGGACATTCATCAAGAATAAACAATTATTTTTGTGGAGAGGAGGCGTCCTCCGTTTTTTTCGAGGCTTGTTCTTTCATAAAATCGCGGTAGCCATTACTGAGTTTCATATTGAAGGACATGCCTAGATGGTCTTTGGCTATATAATACGCTTTCAATTCGCGGTCATTCAATGACGCTAGGTAAGCGGTTTCGTTTTCTAGGTCGGACATGGCTATTGATTATTGGTTGATTCTTTTTATGCATATTTTGAAGAAACGGTTCTTGGCAATTCAATTTTCTTCGGTCATGACGTCATCAATCGTTATTCCGACCACGAGAAGATGTTCAGGCAACAATAGACTGTAGACTCCGTCCCGAGAGGTTCCTAGATTATCTGTGAGTCGGGTCCGAATCATTTCGCGTGGAACACCTCGGCCTCTCAAGTACCACTTTCCCTTTTTGCCGTTTTTGACAACCAGAGGACAACTATTTTTGATTGCGAGCTGAATGATTTCTTCTTCCGTCATGGTTTTCGCGAAACCACGCCTCTCGACATCATTGCGGCCAATCAGGATGTCGGATTTCAGGAAACGTTCTATAGTTGACATTGTTTTTGTTGAGAAGAAGAGGAAAGGAGATTTGTGTAATAGGTATAGTACGGTCTATCCTATATTTCACTTTTATTCATTATATCTGCGGTAAGATTTCAAGTATTAATCAACTAGACCTTAAACGACTTAAAGCCCACACAACAAAATAATATGTCCCGGCCTTAGCTCAGTTGGTAGAGCATTAGACTGTAGTTGTCAGCAAGTATCTAATGGTCGCTGGTTCGATTCCGGCAGGCCGGAACATTTTTGGTGCCTTCATAGCTCATTCTCATGATAGATTCCTTCGGAATCTCGCATGCGGAATGTCTCTTTTTAGACGCTCTATTGGAGTGTCTGAAAAGTTCCAGTTGGTTAGAGCATGCCCTTAGTAATCAGTCGTTCGACTGCGAATGAATAGTTCGGCTAGAAAGGGTAAGGTCTTGGGTTCGACTCCCACTGAAGGCTCATTTTTCATATGGAATTCATTCCCATA